TGGTATAGCGACGGCGCAAGAAGCGTATTATTAATTTGTTCACCCTTACCTTTGTGAGGGGGATGATTAAGACTAAAAGCCTTGCCCATTGAATGAGCTTCAACCTAAAATAGATGACCAACTAAAATCATCTAGCAAGTTGGATAAGCGCGGTGGTTACATTGATCCTTTCATCTTGTTTTATCATGGTAATCCCATATAAAACAATTATGAATCCTGGATATGGCCTACTGTACAATACTGAGTGTAACAAAATACACGGGTATTGAGATTGAGATTAAATCTCTCACGGTTAATATTGCCTTACTCGGCGTATTACTTAACTTATCCCTTTACTCAATTTAAGTTTATTGAATTTCATCATGATTCTTTTCATGAGATCACTTTCAACGGCTTTTTGAGGATGTCTAGGAGAAGGTTGATTAAACTTCCCTTTATGTTCTTGAGCAAGCGTTCTAAAGTGTGAACGTATTATATTCGCTCGTTTCAGTAATACTGAAGATCCTAGGGTAATGATATCATCTATAGGTCTGAATTCTGAGGCATTGTGTGATTCAGAAGAAATATCTTCGAGATCAACAAGACAATTCCAAAGAGTGTCAAGATCTAATGATTGATCAAAATCATAAGTATCTTTAACAGTTACAACAGTTTGATCCCAACTATTATGAATTTCTTCATACAAGGGCATCATTAATGCCTGAAGAGGTTCTCCTAGTTCTTCCCAGGCCTTTACGAAGTAAGGGTCTGTTAGAAATTTATCTTGGAAGAGAGGATCAAAACGGGAATGGATCGATAACATACTAAAGAAGAAAGATTTAAATTCAGATGGATTTCGAGGTAAGTAACTCTGCTTAACAGAATTAGCTGTTTTACGACCTAAATCCTTTAAATAATCTAATTGTTCTGAAATAATGGTAAGATTCCCTGCTTTATTAAAAGCAGAAGAAGTAATCCATTCTTTATACGTAGTTAATTTCGAAAATATCATAGAAGGATAAGATAACAAAAGCAATGCTTTTGCCATACTTTTTCCTAATTTGGTATATCTAGTATTAATACGAGATAAAGCTTTATATCCATGACCCAGAAATGATAAGAGTTCAGATATACGAATATTTCTGAATCTTTTGATTCTAGTAAATAACTGTAGTAGTCCTCTTATGTCATATTTGGCTACGGCCATTTCTCTGAAAGAAAGACCGGAAACATCTTCGTATTTGTAAACAAAACGTTTAGCAAATTCTAGAGATCCATTGTCAGAAAGAACGGATTTGGATAAATTTATCTCAATATCCCATTCTTTTGCCAACGCCAAATAAGCAGCGGCAACTCTTTTGTCGGCGATAACTAAGTCGTCACCGAGTACTAGATAAAAGGAAAATTCTCTATAACCTACGCGACGCGCGGCTATACGAACCATAATATGGTGAGTTAAGGCAAGCATCGCCCACGAAGACAGAGCTCCCATGGGTTGGCCTGCTGCATATTTAACAGCATGCACATACGGCAATTGTTGTCCGTCATTACCGGCTTTACTTAATTTCAGAAGAAGATAAGGATTGTCTTTATCTTTTTCAGGATCAATACCTAAAGCACTACAAGTTATTGCTTTTGGATCCCAAACAGGGGTAGATAGTTTATACCATCTACTTGTAAGGAATTTTGACCAAACAGCTCCAACTTTTCGTTCAGCAAAGATATCTAATATCAATGCTTGAGCGGATACTGGAATACGGTCAGTGGCAGCAGTGAGATCAAAAGAATAAACTTCTTTTATCTTACTGTTACGTAATCGTTCCACAAATGTACTCAATGTCAAATCTTGATCATGAGTCGCATCCTCAGGTATTTTTCTAAGAAAATTAAATATCGCTTTATGTAATGGAGATAACAACCATTGGGTAAAGCAATCAACCATTGCAAAGACTCTTATTTTCCCTGCAGGTTCAACTTTAAAGGATAATTTTCCTAAATAAAGCGAATTCAGAGAAACTTCATCGGATTGAGAGTTATGATCGAAATCAAAATCATCTCTAACTCGAT